TTTGTAAAATTCTGTGAGGGGCTTTTCAACCCCACACTTAAAACATTGTTTCATTGTTTAGAATGGGAGTGAATCAAAATCGTCAAAGTCGTCAGAAGGAGCACTGTTAGTCGTAGGCTTCTGCTCTGGCTTTGCATCTTGCTGGTCATCGCCATCTTCGTTCCTGTGGCGAATAGCCTCTACTTGCTTCTGAAGCATACTACCCGTCCAATTAGAAGCAAGACTACAAGTATTCAGGACATGAGCACGAACTTCCTTCACAGCTTGCTCGTCATTTGCCTTATTCATTTGAATCAGGAGAGGCGTGGTCTTGATTTCAGGAGCAGCTTGACCACGACCCAGAGCACCGACAAAATTGATGTACTCTGTATAATAGCTCTTCCCGTCCTTACCTTCCTTGAAGAACACCTGAGTGGTGAATTGGAAAGCCTTACCGAGCAGTTTGTCAATATCCTTAGGTGCGAACACTTCTCCGGGCTTAATCATCTTATCTGCAACAGCCATCTTGTAGAATAGATGCTTCTGATCGAACCCCCAATCACCAAGTTTCTTATTGACCTTCAATGGAGTTGGACGCGCAACAACCATCTTACCCAGAGAACTGTTGTAGAACTGACCACCAAGCCACAGACGAAGCGGCTTAGGATCTGAATTGCCAAAGAATTGACCCTTATCAATCATGATATCTGGGAAGTCAATTGCAACTGCAACACACTGTACTGGCTTCTGAGGCCAGCACTTAAAACGTACCTGCTTCTTAGTTTGCTGATCGAAGCCATCCTTAAAATACGTGTTAGGATTCTTTGCAAATTCTTCCTTCTCGTCGTTCTCGTTGCCAGTGAAAACAACTTCAGCATCGGGCTGGTTCTGAGTGCCAAGATCAACAATCATTGACACATAACCTACTAGAGTTTCACGCTCTTGAAGACCAGCGGTTTCAACAACATACTTATTTAGTTCATCGAAATCAACATTGGACTTAGATGACTTACCTTCTTTTTGAGATGCACCATAAACTTCAAACATATTCTATATTCCTTTTAAAATTAACTCTTTCTTACGAGTCTTACAATTAGGATTTATCAGACAATCAAATTAGCGCACCTCCACAGTAGGAACATATTTAACGATAGTGATGTTGTGCTGAAGCCCACCGTAATTACGCTTGTATGTTCGGGCAATATCCCGAGTCTCGCACAGACGGATTACGGAGTTGGTGTTCTTATTATAAACAGCCCAAAGTGATTCACGAATTTGCATATACTCTCCTTGTATTAAAATCTATAACTGCTTCCTGAGTAGTGGTGCCCGGAGTCGAACCGAGATTAGCCGATTATCTGTCGCTACGGGGTATAAGCCCGCCGTTTTACCATTAAACTACACCACTTTTGTTTGGCGACCACGGAAAGATTCCAACTTTCACCTGAGATTTTAGAAGAATCTTGCTCTTGCATTTAAGCTACGTGGTCAATTTCGTTAATGGTTACAAAGAAAATCACTCACCATCACTGGGGATGCCGTTAGAGTCTGGTTTCATCAGCATGGGCCTTTTTCTAGGTATTATAAGCAGTGTGCGCAATACTTATAAATTCCTATCCCACTCTAGTGATCTTCTCTGTAACCACTAACGTTCAGTCATAATAGTTGCCTTTTGGTGCAATGTCAATAACTTCTTCACCAGATGCAATCTTTTGTTTAGCCTTGTGACGGTATTTACGTTCGTCGTATTTCTTCATAAACTGCCCATGCTTTGTTCTTTTACCAAATTGGCAATGAGGGCAGGAACAGGATTTAGGTGTTGCTTTCATATCAACTCCAAATATGGTACGGGTAAAGGGACTCGAACCCTTACGCCATATGGCGACAGATTTTAAGTCTGTTGTGACTACCAATTCCACCATACCCGCATTTGTGGTGCTCCCAGTCTGAATCGAACAGACGATATTGGGGTACAAAGCCAATGTTATACCACTTAACTATAGGAGCAAAATAAAGTTGTCGGGCTTGGGGTTTAACCGCAAACGATTATTCCTTTCCACTCTCCAACAACTTAACTGTTGAGCGGAGTGTCGGACTCGAACCGACGACCACCTGATTGGAAATCAGAAATTCTACCAACTGAACTAACCCCGCATCGTGAAACGAATATTACATCATTTTTGATGTCTTGTCAAGCACTATTTTTAATAAAGGTGTTTATAGAGATAAGCCTGCTGCTCAACTCATAACTACATTGTAGAGCATACTAAAGAGATTGTCAAGCCCCTCTCGGGGCTTTCGTCACTCAACAGCATCAATCAATTTCTTTGCTTCTGAAAGGTAATATTCAAAGTTTAGATCGCTCCTATTAAACTCTCGAATATCGTTACACGTCTTCACGGACCACTCAACATCAATGCCGAGCCTTCGCCACTCACCACCATCTTCAAGAGGGGGCATAATCTTAATTAGATTACCACCTTGTTTAGAAGGGTAATACCGGCAAATATTCTGTTGGTCAATCTCTTCACCATCAGGCATTACAAGCACGAGTTTTGAAGATCGCGGTACTTTCGTGCGACACATAAAGTCAAATTTGTTTTCATGTAGAAGAATAAACTCTTCGTAGTCAATACCATCAACAAGATGCGCCTTCACAGCCATTGGAATTACGAGTGCTGAATGATTTTTATGCCAACCCAACTTATCATAATCAGCAAATTCATAAGCACCCTTCAGTTTAACTTTTCCAGACTCCGTGATGCTAATATAATTATTTACATCTCTGATCCACATTTTCGCGTATGTGTCGCCTTCCATTGTTAGACCAGTAACACCTTCCCACCACTTCACCCACTTGTCGGCTTCATCAAACATTGCAACATCAACAATATACTCAAAACCGTCCGTGTTGCACATGATAATTTCAGCACCACAGTGGTCAATCAGTTTTTCCATCAACATGCACAATGAAAGCTGACCACCAATGGTAATTGTCATCGTATATTGCGGATCATACAGCGGACTAAACTCATTATTACTATCCCCATATGTCCCATTAAGTGCCAGCTTCAATGCTGCGTTGGCCGCACTACCTTTGGGTGTCGCTTTGCGTTGGTCGTAAAGGTCTTTATACACCTTACAAAAGGTTTTACCAAGGTGAGCAGGAAATACGTTGTTCGCAATTGCCATGTTAGGGTAATAACTCGCAACGTCTAGTGTGCGGATCTTCCGAGTCTCTGTTGATACATGCGTTCCTTGTTTCGCCCCATGAATACCACCAACACCATAATCATACCGAAAACCGTTAATTACAACGTTCAGTGTTTCAGCAAGATTGTGACACCAATAGTAACTCTTTGCACCCTTCGGACTTTTGAGTTCTTTCTCTTCAATCCACCCAAGAGGTTGCTCTTTCTTGAGAGTACCAATTACTTGCCCATCTGGAACATATCGCTTGTTCTTTTTATTCACAGGATCGCTAAGTTTCTTTTTCTTAACAACCATTTCAGCATACTTTGCAACATCACCAAGTTTATGTTCTTGAATATCGGTGAATACACCCTTTGTTTCGGTGATGATCTGGGCAGCAAACCAAGAATGAATCGCCTTAAATTCAGGGCGGTCAAACTGAATATATGGGAATAGACAATTTGCAATATCAATGTAATCGCGTTTTGTCTGGTTAATCTTGCGACCTCGATCCGTCACCTTATAACAAACACCCGGAGACTCGGCTTCAAGTGTCCGAATGAAAAGTTCTTTACCAATCTTCGTGTCATTAAAATTGGTGCAATCAAACCCGTATTGAGCAGACAACTCTTCGCGGAGTTTCAACGCATCATATGAGTAATTATAGAATTTCAAAGTTTCAAGAACGTCGTGTTTATTATATCGGATCAACTCGTCCTTCTGCTCATCTGAAAGGATAGTACCTACAGGGAAAGGAAGGTCTTCAATATTGTCAGAACGCATATTAAACTCTAACATCTTGAGCGATGTGGCGCGAGCCTTATTATCGAAGTGATGCACTTTGAACAAATCAACCTGAGGAATAAACACTTCACTCTCTTTGATCTGCTTACCGAAGCGATCATCTTTCTGAGAATTGATAATCTCCATTGCAACACTGTAAATCTCACCAGCCGTGATTTTCATCTGCTTTTTATTAGCAAATGCGTCCTTAGCTTTCTTGAGAATATGATGAATCACAGGATAGTCAAACCCTTGGTTATTGAAACCAACCATTCTGTGATTATTGCGGATCACATTCCTAAAGAACTCAAGCAGGTGGTCACTGTCGTTTTTACGATCAGAGATTTCAAATACACGAATACCCTTACCGTTCGCATAAACGGTACACAGCGTGAAGATGTTTGGGAAAGTCTCGATGTCAAAGCACCAGTCTCCTTCAAACCATCTTTTCTCTACCATTAATAACCTCCTTGCAAATCATAAAAAGGAGCTCATCACTAATCTCTCCTTTCATTAAGTTATATTGCCAGATAACTAGACGCACATTTGATTTTAAATAACCTATAGAAGGATCTATTCGGTCGATAGAAGGAGCAAATGGGTTGCATTTCATATCTTGAACACTGTTAAAATCAAAAGCAATTCCTGTAACTGAACAACAATCTTGTGATTCCAGCATATCAAAAATGATTTCGTCAGTCAAATCTGTTTCTTCTTTAAACTTACCGGAACGCCTTTTAGCGGTTTTCATCATTGATTTAGCCCTACCCCACTTTGATTTATAGTATTCTTTTAATCGCGAGGTGTTAGCTTCTTTGTTATTCTGATTATAACTCTTTTGTCGCTCTAGTCTTTTCTTCCTTCTATCCTCATCCATACTATCCGATCTGTTTTGTTTAAGGACACACTCTTTACAGCGCGTACCCTTGGGACTTCCATTGTCCCTAAGATAATATTCACTGTAATCTTTTTCTAGTTCGCAGATAGAACAAATTCTTCTACCACCTTCGTTATGCCATTTTCTTTTACCCCCTCTACCGCTCAATGTTCATTCCTCCTTTCTCAAAAATCAACTACATCATCTGATGGTGGATGTGACATGTTTTTCTGCTCAACCTCACTCACCATCGGTTGATCAACGTATGGGTTATACGTTGCAAACATATGAGTTGTTGCGTAGTCATACCGAAGCCAGCCTGCCTCTCCAGTGTTACCTGTACGACGACATTTAACAAGTTGAAGTTTTGTAGCAGACTTCTTAATTGGATCTTCATTCATCTTGTCACGACTAATCAAGATCGTATTAAATGCAATCTGATTAATCGAAGCACTACCCATCAAATGATATTCACTCACGTTATGTGGATTGTCTTCCGATGGCTTTCGCATGTGGGAAACAGCAATTACACAGGTGTCTGTCTCTTTTGCAAACTTCAGCAGTGTATCCATAAACTCAATGACTGCGCTATTGTCGCTACTATTAACACCAGCCTGAATCGGATCAATCACAATAACATCACAACCTTCCGCTTTTGCAAGATAGTTCAGTTTATCAAAGATCTCATCTGTTGAAATACTTCCTTGATGATCTACATAAACAAACTGATTCTTTCGAGCAAGACCCTCAAAGAAGCGACGTTTTAGATCAGTTAGATCAAGATTATTACGATCCTTGACACGAAGGTTGATTCCTGCGTCTAGTGACAGAAGATCACGAACAACCTCACGTTTGGTTCCCTCAAGGTACATTGCTCCAACTTTGAACTTAGTGTTCTCGATTAAGTTATAAACCAAATTATTAACAATCGTGGATTTACCGATTGAAGTTAGAGCACCAATTACGGTGATTTCACCTTTCTCCATGCCACCATTCATCATCTCATTAAGATGACTCCACGCCGGAGGAAAAGGAATTTTCACATTACTGTCTTCACTCTCAAAATCATCCCACATCTGAGTTAGATGCAGAACATCAACGCGACTGAACGGAACAGCCTTCCAGAACACCTGCTTTAGTTCGGCTGTTCGGCCTTGCTTGTGAAGATCGGATGCGTCTTTAATCCCGCTCGGGAACTTTGCAATGAATGCTTTACCCGGAGATAGAAGGCGAGCTGCTTCTTCCAAATATCGCTGACCAGATTCATCAGCATCAAACGCTAGAACAACTTTTTCAAAACTATTAATATATTCAAAATTAGCTTTGAATTGCTTGATGATACTACCATCACCACAAGTAACACTGACACAAGGAGTCCAGTATTCAACTCCATTATTCGTTGATCGAAGCGCATCTGCAAAACTCATTGCATCTTCTTCACCAGTGGTGATTACAAGATACTTTTGTCCAGCCTCAAACACAGATTGACCAAATAGTTCGTTAGTTGCTTTGACACTACCAATTGAAATAAAGTCTTTTGGAACAATTCGCTTTTTATATCCAACAATCTTACCATCACGGTAAGAAGGGTAGTATCGTGAGATAACATCCGTTTCACCACGAACCTCGGTATGAACACCGTATTTTGCAGAAGTGATGCGCATGATATTGCGCTCTTTCCACCCACGGAAAGGAATACTTTCAATGTCAGTAAAATCTACAACCTCTTGTTTCGTACTCTGTGGTTCAACCATTTTCACTCCGGCTTCCTCAACTTGTTCTGGATTAAAATACTTGTTGCAAGAAAAACACCAAGCATCTGTAGTCTGCTCTCCATTATCCAATGTTTTTCTATAAACAGCCATTGCATCGGATGAGTCACATTCAATACACCCTGTGTGGTAGAGAAGTTCGCTATAAGCATCTTCGTATTTATTGGTCATGCAATATCCTTATCATCTTCTGGAAGGAGATAATCATACTCCTCTCGCTGATCTTTTGCAATCACTTTCGACACACGCCACTTACCAATTTCTTCATCAAAAACCACAGACAGAGGTTCATACACTTCTTTAAAAAGTTCCATACGAAGATCGTGCCATGATTCGAACTCTGTCACAAGAATATGACCAACTCGTGAAACAACAGGCTTACTCATTTCGTCTTATCCCCTGTAAATTCCGACCACTTCCTACCTGTGTGGTATTCATATCGTGCTCGCTTAATGGCAATAGCAAGGTCTTTACCATTTGTCACACCATCTAGGCACACCTTACTGATGTTCTCAGCAAACCAATGATATAGGAACGTCACGCCACCTAGACAATGATACCAATTTAACTCAAACTCTTTGTCTGAGGTGTATGGTCGTACTTGATTAAGTTGTGATACACGTACTGATCTGGCCTTCCCATTGACAGAAACAAAAGCGTGATCCCCTTCAACTTTAAGCAGTTTGTGCTGTGAAGGAAGATCGTCCATCCAACTCACCCACAGAGTATCACCGACCTGAGGAATGAAGTCTAGAACCTTCTTCATTGAAGCCTTGAAATCATCAATATCCATCATACTCTCCTTCCAGATAATCATAAATTTCTTGCATGGCCTCGTGATCGTCCTCCTCTTGTTGGAGGATACGCTTCATTGGCTTTTCTTCTCGCTTAGTGTGGATAACACCAATACGAGGCTTCTTACGTTGCGTCTTCCCAAAGAAGTCGATTAGATCGTCGGTATTGCTTGTGCGTTTGTTACGCATTTCTATGGTTCCTGTGCTCGTTGTGAAGATGTAATACTAACCCGCCTAGTTTGGAATGTCAACTTCCTGCGCCATAAGTATAGAAATTTCCTCCAAAATACCCTCGGTGATGCCTACATACCACCAACACCATTACAGCGGTTTTTATGGGCTGTTTTCACCCTAGGAAAGGCATATTTCAGTCGAAATCTTCTTGGTGAAGATGATCTTCTGCCTTGCTGTAGTAGTTGTGTGTGAGAATCATAGCATCAATGAGGTGTGTTATCTAAAGAACATCTTCCTTTGGATCAAGGCTGAAGACAAACCCGTTCTGGATCAACATCACTCGCTCCCGTTGCTGTGCCATATCTTTGATGGCCTTACGAAGTGACTTGCGAACAACCACATCCTCTTGCTCATGCGTCAGTGTGATTTTCATTCTTAGCTCCTATCATATGTGTAGTCTGTGACGAAAGATGTACTCAAGAATACCCTCAAGATGACATCTTGTCAAGCGTCTTGCCGGAGTGAAGATCATCATGTAGTGTGCCGCACTACGCTTGCTGGTGTGCTTCATAGATGAGAATGATATTCATTTAATTCTGTTCTGCATATAGGAGGATGAGTAAGAGGTGGGTGGGTATGAGGTGTGGTGAGGTGTTGTGTGGTTGTATGTACTGGTGTATGATGAGTCTCTGTGGTGTGTGTTACTTTGTTGTTCCAATATATGAGTGGATGGTTGGGGGTGTATCTTGGCTGTCTGTTCTGCATATAGGAGGGTTGGGGTGTGTTGAGGGTTAAGGTGAGGGATTTGGAGGTACTTGAGTTATACCAACTACTTCTACAGACATATAAATCTAAACCATTCAGAGAGGATAATAGTGCATACAACGATGTTGTTTGGGCACATGCTGTCTTAATTGGTTCTGGAAACTACAATGCTATTCAGTGGTTCTTCACAAACCTATCCAAAGCTATGAGGATGGGTTATAAAGCGATGTCTGTTAAATTGGACAATAACTATTGGTCAGGAAACGCTGCCGGTATCGGTGCTAGGAAGGTTAAACAAGTTATTGACTACTTTGAGAATATCGGCTATATTACTGTCTATACTGGTAGTAAAGACTTGAGGATGTGGTGGAAGTCATATCCTACCATCGTCAAGTTTGATGCTCCGTTGTATGAAGTGGTTGATTGCAAGAAGATCAACCTCTTCCTACCAGAAGAGAGGTTGTCCAACCTAATTACTATTAAGGACAGAGAGACAAAGGAAGATATTGATTTTGAAATGACTGAGGAAATTAAGAAAATGACAGATGAAGTGATTAGCTACAATGATTCATTCAAAGATGTCCTCATTGAGTTTAACGGTGAGCCTATCCCATCACTCGAATATAAGCGTTCGTTTAGTGGAGACATGTATAAAGGTGGGAGACTGTTTGCACATGGAGGGAGTGTTCAACTTCTTCCTGAGAAATACCGTCTAGAATATCTCACCCTCGATAAAGAGCCTATCGTTGAGGTGGATTACAAGGCAATTCATCCTAACATCATGTATGAACTGATCTCTCTTGACAAACCTATGTATGCAAAATTGGCTAGGAAGGGGTTTGATCCATACGGTGCAGATTCATCTTTTTTGGAGGTTGATGAAAAAGCTATTGCACTACACAAGATGAAGTTTGGTCTTACTAAGTATGATCCTGTTCGCAAACTTTATAAACGTAGTTTGCTTATGGCTATCAATTGCAAATCCGATGTTCAGACGAGGAACACAATCAGTCAAGAACTTTATAAGGATTCTAAACTAGACGAGAAAGATCGGGAGTTTGTTGGTATTAACAAACCAAACATTGCTCTCATTCTTGAGGCTTTGAGTGAGCATAATAGTGCAATCAGTGACTACTTCTATAAAGACTATGGTGTTGTTCTACAGAATCTGGACAGCAAGATTGCGCTGCGTGTGATTGAAATCCTCCTACAAGAAGGACAGACATGCCTTGCGTATCACGATTCTTTTGCTGTTAAAAAGAGCGTGCAGCCTCTTCTGGAGTTTGCAATGAAAGAGGCTTGGAAAGATGTTCTTGGTGCAACTAATTTTTGTCAGTTAGATGTTAAATAAAGGAGAAATAAATGTATTCAGCTAACATAGATAATATCAGTGTAGATGGTTATTCATCAGCAGATGCTTTCATTGAAGACAACGTAGATGATATTCTTAGTTGTTGGGATGAATCTGAGATTGAGAAACTAATTATTGAAGGCGTATATGAGGATATGGATTATGATTTCTAATAAACCACACATTAAGAAAGCAAGTTCTAGTATTTGGGTCTGCTCTAATGGAGAGGGCACAGGTATTGGATCAACACTTGCATCATGTTGGTTGGATTATTATTTGAAGATTCTTTCTAATAGATAAAAGAAAAGCCCACATCCAATTAAGGATAGTGGGCTTATTTATTTGTGGCTCTATCTACTTTCTCATTTATAAGATCAATTCTCTTGTTTGTTGTGAATTGGAGAGTGTTTATGCTCTCGGACAATCGTTGAAATTTAACTTCACCCTTTCGCTCCATCTCTTCTATGCGTGCAATATAATCTTGTCTTAGTGTTGCGTAACGTTCATCATGCACTGTTACACGATATGAATAAATAACAAGCACAGCAATTAGAACAATGTTGGTGATAAACATCGACAGAGTGAGGCCCATCAGAACATAGTCTGCTATTCTGTGATGCGCCCTAATCTCCGAATTCACTTATTCGTCTCCGCTTGCTTTTGTGCTTGCAGGAGTAGATGTAAGTATTGATTAGACAAATCAACTTTATTTGAAAGATCTGCAAGACGACTATCAATATAAGAAAGAATACGTGTCTCTGTTTGTTGTAGCTTTTGTTCAGATACAGCTTCTCTTTGAATTACATAGATACGTTCATCCAGTTTTGAAATCTCACCCTGTTGCCATCCAATAAAAGCAACCATCAGTGGAATCATGAATTTTGAAGCCAGATCAATAAACACATTAAATTGTGTCTTCTGCGTATCATTGTCACTCATTTAGGATTTTCCTCATGTACGGCTCTTTGTTCCGTGTTCCATTTCTTGATAAGTTCTAACCGCTTATTAGCAATCCCAAGTTGAATTGTGTTATCCACATACGCATCAGCAAGACCTCTCACCGTTGGTGTCTCAACACGTTTGACAGGTAGTTGCATTAGGAGGTCATTTGGGACTGCAATAAACACTGTCTCTTGAGGCTTCACAATAGGCTTTGTCGAGCAGCCTGATAAGGCCATCATCGAGCCTAGCATTAAGACCAGCATTAGATGGATGTTTCTCACCCTGTTTTCCTCCAAATTGTTGTTGGGCTACCATACCATCACCAGATGTATTATCTCCGGTATTTGGTACATGCAGACCCCTGTATTCCATACTTTCAACCGTTTCTTGTAACTTGCTAATCTCTTCTTTGAGCAAGTCTGCCTCAGATAGTTGTCCTTGCGTCATTTCTGCATTTTGCTCTGAGATCTTTTGACTAATGAAGCAGCTCTCTTGGAGTTTTTTGAAAGAAGCATATTGCTCCTGAACCATTTGCTCCAAGAATGTGATTCTTTCTTTACGTCTCTCAAGTTGCTCATCCATCTTGTTCATGATTAGAACACAGGATGTTAATGCAGTTACTAGCACGGCGATGATTACAAGTTTAACTTTGGTGATCATTTGCGTCCCCCTCGGGAACATTAGTTTTCCCGTCGAGTTTTCCGTCAGATAAATCCTGCTTGATGTATCTACCAACTCCAATAACGATACCAAGAATAGCGGAAATCCAAGGGAATAGGTTTGTTGGAATAACAGGCTCAAGTATTAAAAGATAAGGTTGAATAATTTCCAATATTGATAGCAATACTAAAAGAACACTAAATATAACTGTGTATGTTTTATATGGCTTACCTTTCTCTTCAACTAATTCGAGCTTTTTCATGCTATTTCCTGATTAGATAATGTTGCTTTATTATACTCTAGTGCTAATTTCTGATCATACTTGTTCTTCTGGTAAGCAGGACCGTTATACCTATATGCAAATTCCGCCCAATCTTTATCCTGAAGGGCTTTATGCAACTTAGGATCAGACTTTATGAAATTAACGAAACACTTGAGATGTTCTTTTTCATTTTTATACATCGCATTGATGAATGATTGAAGACTCTTGTGCCCCGTTCTTTCCCAATTAACTCCTAAAATTTGATATCTACCCCACGAAGCACTTTGTAAGGCAGATTCACGATCAATCTCTACTGCTTTTGCTAATCTGTCGTGCTCTGCTTTGCCGCCCTTATAACCTCCGGCCACGGTATTCACAATGTCTGGCTGATCTCTAACAATAATACCTTTCTTACGAAGTAGCCTATTCATCCAATGTCGTTCAAATAAGATCTTAGGCTCACCAGAAGAAAGGAAGCCATTACCATTAGACTCCACTTTATCCACTGCAATAATAGCAGCAACTTCACAATCCAGAGCTTTTGCTGCATCTTTGTAGTCTTTATCTGTCAATGGCATATGGCCTCCCTAATTTATTAATAACGAATACATACTAAGAAATAAATACCTCTTGGGCGAGTCTCGCTGCTACCGGAGTTATTTACAACAATTGTATGAGCATGATCCCCAACGGACGACACACCTACCGTGTGTGTATGATTCCCGTTTCCTGCAATAGAAACACCATGAACGTGATCACCAACAGCATCGACGTTTGCATACAAATTAATCAGACCGCCACCAGCTGAAATTGTGGAGGTTTCACCTGATGTAATTGCATCACCCAGTCTTGTGCTGTGCGTGTGCGCGCCTGCGCCAGTAGTAGATGCGGAGTGTCCGTGCCAACCAGCCTCCCCGGTCCAAGCTGTATGTCCGTGCCCGCCTGCACCTTCGGAGCTTGCTGTATGGTTGTGTGCAGCATAGCTATCAGAGAATTTATTACCAACAACTCCAGTATTACCATCCCATCCACGGAAGAACTCATTACGGCAATCTGGTAAGTTGAACGTTGTGCTTCCGTTACCAGCACCATATGTTGTTCCAATAGCTGCAAATAATGCTGAGTAAGTAGTTCTTGACACAGCCTGACCATTACACAGCAGCCATCCAGTCGGGGCTGTAGTTCTTGCAAATGTTGCAACCTGACCAACGAGACTATCATCCCTGACAAATGTTGATTCCGGTTGTGTTGCTAGGGACGTAATTCCAAGGTTTGCTCTGGCTTGTGCAGCGTTTGTAATGTCTGATAGGTTGTTGCTACGACGTAGGAAATTATCAGACACCTTCTTTGGTGTTACAATTCTTTCATCATCCGTTCCAGCAACCATCTCGCTTGCAGAAGCAATCTCTGCAATACCCTTAACAGTTTCTGTAGCAGATACAAGCAGAGTGTTTAGTTGTGATAATGGAATAGCATGTGCTGGCTGCGTAGCATCTGCAACGGAGAATACTTGGTTTGTAGCCCCATTTTTTAGAGCATACCTAACATTAGATTCTGTTTTAGAAAATACATCTAAATTATTGCGAGCAGTTACTACGTTGGATAGACCGGATAGCGTTCTATATTGGGTGTCTAGTGCAGCTAAGTTTGAAGCAACAACAGCCACACTGCCAAAATCCTCAAATGCTCTAACCCAACTAGACGAGTTATTCGGATTTGTTGGATCAAGACCAGTATTGGTTGCTAGGCACTTATAAATAACACCATTACTACCCTTACTATACGAAACACCACCTTGGTACTCTGTAGCATTATCCCAAACTGGAATTCCGTGTTGATTTACATGGGCATTGAAGCTATCTTGACGATTAGCGATAAAATTGGCTGTCTGATAGGGTGGAAGCTCTACCACCCAACCTTGGGCAATCTTAGCCGCTGAAGGTGCGACAGAGTTTCCAGCGGATGCCCAAATTGAAGACATGTCTGCTGGCTTTGAAATATTAGGCATCTACTACTCCTGTCAATTATTTACCAAAATTTGCATATGGGTGAATTAATACGGATAATGCTGCACTCTCCGACTTCTTTGAACATGGGTTGATCTTATACCCAAGACGGATGCGTAAGCATTTATCTCTATTTTTGTATGGAATAATCCAATACAATCCAGAATGCCACCCTTGCCATGCAATCTGAAATCCAGAAAAACCTCTAACGTCATCTACTAATTTGTCACCAATCCATCTAACCTCTTTCGGATCAGTGTCAAATCTGAATAATGAATATCTTTGAAGGTTATTTGCAGGATTGCGCAACGCGAGCCACACATATCTTTTCCAGAATGTTTTTCCATTCCAAAACCAATTGCCTTCTGCACCATATTTGTCATTACCCCAGAGCCAATCCGCCCATTTAGGAAGTGCAATATATTTCCAACCATCGGCCACTGTACGATTAACCGTGCTTGGAAGGGTTGGTGGTGTAGATTCTTTAGCAAATGGGAGTGCAATAGCTACAACAAAAAGCCCCAACAGAATTGCTAGGGCTTTTGCTACCACGAGGAATGGAAACATTACCAACGTGGCTAAAGGTTTCATTTTGCTTTAACCCAAAGTCGGGCCTGCTCTGCCCCTGCAAGTGCTAGAGCCTCACGGAGTTCTGCGGAAGTTGCTTTGATGTTTTTAACAGCTTCTATTTTCATTTAATATTCCTCTTATTGTGGAAGTTCCACTGGACCATCAGCAACAACGTTGATTGGCTCAGGGGATGCTACAGCTTTTGATGGGTTTGGACCATGTGTAAGTGTAAGTGTTACTTTTAGCACGCCACCTACACGCTCGACATGACCGCTGAACAGATCACTGTCAATTGTCCAAACATCAGCGCGGTGAAGATTAAGGCGACCGTCACGCTTCAATCGTCGCGGCGAACCGGAAGAGGTCATCCAGTTGTTCATCGGTGAGACCGAGGAGCGGCTGGAGACTCAGCACCGTCGGACTCTGCCGCTTGAACACCTGAGCGTCCTGCCACGCGATCCGCACGAACGGGTCGGTTGCCGGGTCCGCCATGAAGGCTTCGATGTCGTCCAGAAGACCAGCTTGCAATAGAGCAGCCCGAGCTTGGAAGCGGGAGACGAACGGAGGAACGAACGGCTTACCGGCACGAGGGTTGAATAGCGTCGGGCTACCTGTCTCATCCACAACGATCTCGCTACCATCGGCCTGCCCCTCGATTAGCGCCCGGTGCTTCTCTGCCGATACCTCGATGGCGTCCGGTGGAATGGCTGTGCCGTGAAGGTCTTCGTCATAAAAACCGCGAGTTTCTGCTGAAAAGAAAATTCGTCCCATGATTAGTACCCGACTGCAATCCAATAACAAGCATAAGCCCACCCGTACAGCTTGAACGACGTGGTGG